GAAAAAGAAAGCACAACACATACAGCTAGACAGTACCTTTGCATACCCCCCTTATCTCCTTCTCATTGTTTTCAATGCTTGTTTAAGATTTTTTTCAAAAGTTTTGCCGATACCTCGCTTCTGTCCAAAGACCACACCCTCTACTGTTTTCTTAAATGGAAACTTAGGTCTGTACTGTGCTTGTCCTACATAGTTTGCAACCATTCTAATCCTTTGCCCTGAAGGATTTGCTTTGTTCCTACCATACCTTTCCCAGATACCTCGATTGTTTTCACCTGTTAATCCTTTAGGTATACCTTCAAAGAATTTTTTCTTATCATCAAATAATTTATTTCTTGTTGCTCTTGTTAGATTACCAAACTTATTAAGTTTAATATTCTTGGTAGGCACAATAATCCTTTTGTTGTTAGGTTGTCTTGTGCCACCTTTAATCTGAAACTTCATATACTTCTCCCTAGCAGATTCAACAAATACATAAGCAGTCAAATTCTTTTTAGTTGATTTCCTAAATCTAAATCCACCTACAGTAAATGCAGTAGCACCGCCTTCAAAAGTATCTTTGGCTTTTTGTTTCAAACCTTCTGGATTGTTTTTATCTATAGATGCAAAAGCAACTTCATTGATTGTTTTTGACATAACAAAAGGTAGTTGTGTCCTTTGCATTGAGTTTAAGTTTTTACTCAATTGTTTGAAGTCTGCTTTTAAATTTAGGTTCATAACTTAGATGGTGCGGTGATAGGAGAAAATATATCAGGGAGAGAACCACCGCACCAAAAGTACATTATATATTTCTTTCCTTGTGTTCAACAATGTTTTTACACCACCAATATAGTTGGGCATCATTCAATGTTGATTTCATAAAATTAACAGTACGACAGACCAATTGGATATTACCAACCACATAACCTTTATCAGAATCTTTTCTATCTATTGAACAGGCATAATCTGTACTACCGCCGCCACGATGCCATGTCATATTGATTCCTGACAATGCACACTTACATTCTTGTTTGTCCCACAACTTATAAATGTAATCAATTTCTATATCCCATTCAATATCTGACTTTCTTCTGCTGGATTTAAGTTGTGTAAATAAAAGATTTAGATAGGTATATGGTGTTTGATTCTTTGCTTTTGTTCTTTTCTCTTGAGTGCAGGTTCTACATTCTGTCCTAGAATATTCACCTTTTGCATTGCCACCTTGTTCAAACATATCTGCTGATAAGGTTCGTAAGCAATAACTACATTTCTTCTTGCTCATAAATAAGTTTAAGAGTTTCTATATTAAACAATTCTTTAATCGGTATGAGATAGCCTTTTGAAGTTCCATTATCACCGCCATTGACTAAATTATATCTGTACTTATGTGTAATTTTCTTAAAATCTTCTATTTCAAAAAATAATTTACAATAGTCCTTGTTGTTTTTATTTAGATTAATTACCCAATAATCTGCTTTAGTAGTCTGCAAACCACTTGGCTTACCTCTTGATTCTATCTCTACATATATATTTCCTGAGTCATACCATTTGTCCCTTTCTGTTTTTATTTCTAATTTATCTCCATTAGATAACATTTCTTTAATTCTCTGTTCTGAATCTTCTCCAAATTCTAAATCTATATCCCAATCGCTTAACTTTTCTCTTGAATCATTAACTATTTTGTTTTTATCTGCTTTTGGTGAATAAGAAGTTATTTTTGGTAACAATCCTTGTTTTGTTAGTTTTACAAATTCTAAAAAAATATCATGGTCTATCATGTTAAGTAATTCATCTGCTGATAACACAATTGCATATTTTCCAAACTGTTTTTGTACATTCTTTTTTCCAGCTTCATGTTTGCAAACAAACACTTCTCTATCTGTTTCTTTATGTTTTAGTTTCCAAGTATCAACAGGTAATGGTTTAACGCCTTCTGTTTCTAATTGTTTTTGCAAAGCTAAATAACCACGATACATAGACATAATTTTTTTCTCTGCATCTTTGGCTTTCTCTGGAAATGATAAGGCAATATTGTATCTAATCTCTGCATCAACAAATCTTTTCTGAAAATCTATATTTACCAACTTAACAGGTTCATCTATCCCATAATCAGAAATAAGCTGATTTTTCATCTTATAAATCTCTTCTATCGTTTTTTGTAAAGAATCGTTAAACATAAAAATTTACTGTATTCAGTGTGGTGTATGGTGTAGTCATATAAGAATATGACACTACACACACCAAAATCTGCACCAATGGTGTATAAATTACACCTAAATTACACCTAAAATACACCTAAATACACCTCAATCTTTAAAATCCTCTAAATCATAATCTTTATTAGTATCAACATATTGATAGCCACCTTGCGGTGATTTTTCTAATTTACCCTCTTCAACTAACTTTCTAAGTATCTTTGCTAGAGTGTTTTTATTAATTTCAGTAATATTTTCTATCTCTTTTCTCTGAACCCATTTATATTGCGGTTCTTCATCTGCATTTTGTACCATCTTAATTGCAGACAATACTTTGTCATCATTAAGATTATTTTTTCTTTCAACAGGTATTTCATCGGTTTCTACTAATGCACCAGATGTAATATCTCTAATAGCATCAGCATAAATCTTAAATTCAAAATTCTTATCTTTTAATGGTCTGCCATCTTTTACTAATGTCTGAGATAACTTAACAAACATTTGGTCTTCTTGGTCAGTCCTATTAACTCTAAATTCACCATCAACAGCGGCAGGTAATACAGATGAACCTCTGGCTCTAGTATTCGTACCATGCCCAGAGTGATGAACAATTAATATTGTTGATTTAAATGTATCTTTTAAATCATCTACTCTTTCAATAAAAGCATTCATGTCCTCTGTGCTGTTTTCGTTGGCAGAACCACCAAAATTCCTAGCCAACGTATCAATGACTATGAGACCTATATCGCCATAATTATCTTCAGCTTCATAAATAGTATCTTTTAATAATTGATGGTCTTTATCGTCTAATAACCTTGCACCTCTTGATGACATCAATAATGGCATATCAGTTACGTTTCTATCATGTATGCCACCATACGCCCAAACACGTTTGCTGATATTCAAAACACCTTCACCTGCCAAATATACAACAGGATGCTTTTCTGCTCTCTGTCCATGCCATTCTTCGCCTAATGCGACTGATGAAGCCATATCAACTGCGATGAATGATTTACCTGATTTTGGTGCGCCAAACATAGCTACTACAGTTTCTTTTTGTAAAACATTATGAATCAACCATTCTGGTTCTTTCATATTCTTTAGCATCTCACCTATAGGCAATAGTTCCAAACTGACTCTATTTCTGACTATATTCTTTTCACAATATTCAATAAATGCTGCTGATGATGTCCAATGTTCTCTGATGTGTGCATCCCATAAATCATCTTTTTCTTTGAATTGTCTTGGTATTTTAACCACCTCTACAAAAGCACAAATATCTCTTAAATGTTCTTGTAAATCTGTAGACATCTTTTTACCTTGTTCATCATTATCTGGAAAGATATATACCTTTCTGTCTTTTAAAGCAGACCAATCGCAATTCTGCCAATTAGATACACCACCATGATGACAACAGATATCACCATCATATATAGCTTCACCACCTAACATGGCTTTCTCACCTTCTACAATGACTACAGGTTCAGTAGGCTTTCTATCTGATACATAAATAGGCAGTTTGCCTTCTGGTCTACGCATAAGCCATTCATTATTGACTTTATGAAATGGTGCGTATTTTTGCTTAATTGCATGACCTTCTGGAAATCTCATGACACAAAAAGTATCTGAATACCTAACAAATATTTCTGCTTCTTCTTTGAAGCGAAACATATCTTTATCAGTGTATTTTCTTACAGGTTTATTTGGTTTATTTTGTATAGGTGTATCTAAAGGTTTGTATTCTTTTAAAAAATCATCAGGGTCTAAACCACGATTTTTAATGAATTCTATCAATCCATAACCTATGTCATTTTCAAAATCAAAGAAAGTTCCAGAATTCAAGTCCAATGCGAGTGAGCCTTTTCTATTGAATCTCCAATGAGTAGAAGATTTGCTAGTAGGCTCACCCAAGATTTGCACCGCTACTTCAGGTGCGATTTTCTCCCAATCTAAGTCCATTCTTTAAAATGGAATATCGCCAGAATCTAATGTATCTAATACAGGATGTGTTTCTTTGGTGTCACCATCCGACTTGGGGAGAAAATTATCAGATTGGCTTTCGCCATTTTGATTTTCGGATGGTGACGTGTCGTACCCAATACGAGGGATGACAAACTCAGCAGGTCTATCTTTAAAACCTGCAAATTCAAAGTGTGGGATAGAAGTGCTTCCTTTCCCTATGTTTATACTTTCTGAACCTGTCCATTTAACAACAGGCAGTTTATCTTTGTTTTCTGGTTTCTGTGATTCAGCATAAAAACTAGAACCCATTTCTTGAAAACCTTTAAATTCACCAAAGCTATGTCTTTGCCATAAAGAAACAGGCTGTGTAATGTTTTGATTTCCTTCTACATATTTTGGCAAAACCCAAACCGAAAAGGCTTTTTTATATTCTTCGTTTGGTCTTTCGATTGGTGTAAATAAATCTTTTTGCCATACATAGTCATATCCGCTACTTGTATCGTAACGACCCCAACCAATTTGTATTGTATCTGTATCTACCATGAAATAATTGACATCAATTTTTTCATCTCCTCGATA